TGCTTGATCAATTGTGGGATGACGATACGCAGCAAATTTGGGCCGCGATTGTGGCCTTTCACTTTGGGTCACGAGCATTTGCAAAATGATCAGCGAACGCGCCCTCCAAATGATCAAGCATCACGAAGGTGTGCGCGTGCGCCCTTATCGCTGTCCGGCGTTGCTTTGGACCGTGGGTGTGGGCCATGTCATTGACCCATCGCACATCAACATCAAAGTTGAAGAGCGCAAAGCCTTACCTATTCCGCCAGGTTGGGATCGCACCTTATCAATGGCGGAAGTTGATGAGATCCTTACAAAGGACTTACGCCGCTTTGAGGCTGGCGTACTACGATTGTGTCCTGCTGGTCTTACTCAGCCTCGCCTTGATGCACTCACATCATTTTCGTTCAATGTTGGGCTAGGCAACCTGCAACGATCAACGTTGAGGATGCGCCATAATCGTGGCGACTATACGGGCGCAGCAGTTGCGTTTAAGATGTGGACTAAAGCGGCAGGGAAAGAGTTGCCGGGCCTGGTCAAACGCCGCCGCGATGAAATGGCCCTTTACATGAGCAACTAATCATGCCACTTGTCCCGATCAAATTACCACCAGGCATTTATCGAAACGGCACCGAGTATCAGTCTCAAGGCCGCTGGTATGACGCCAACCTCGTAAGATGGTTTGAGGGAACACTTCGCCCAATGGGCGGATGGCGTAAATGGTCAAACAATCAAGTGTCAGGTGTGCCGCGTGGCATGTATGCGTGGCGGGACAACTCATCAAATGTTTGGCTAGCCGTTGGCAGCGCTTCCAAGCTGTACGTTTACCAAGGCGATGGCGATTACGCAGACATTACACCAACGGGTTTTAGCGCAGGCCGCACTGATGCCACAGGCTCAATCGGTTATGGCAGCGGTGATTATGGCGAGCAGGCTTATGGCGTTGCACGCATTCCATCAAGCAATTCAGGTGTGCTGCCCGCCACTACCTGGTCCATGGATAACTGGGGCCAGTATCTTGTGGCGTGCAGCGACTACGATGGAAAACTTTACGAGTGGCAGTTAGACTTTGCAACGCCAACCGATGCAGCGGCCATTACAAACGCGCCAACGAGTTGTAAAGGATTGGTGGTTAGCGAAGAGCGATTCTTATTTGCCCTTGGCGCAAGTGGCGATCCGCGAAAGGTTGCTTGGTCAGACCAAGAGGACAACACAACATGGACCGCCGCCGCTAACAACCAGGCGGGTGACTTTATCCTTTCAACGCCAGGCTCGATTATTTGCGGGCGCCGCGTGCGCGGTGGGGTGCTGATCCTAACTGATGTGGATGCCCACTTGGCGCAGTACCAAGGGCCGCCATATGTTTATGGGTTTGAAAAAGTTGGCACAGGGTGTGGCGCGGTGGGCGTGTTAAGCATCGCCGCCGCTGATACGTTTGCTGTTTGGATGGGTTCTTCAGGCTTTTGGCTATACGATGGTTATGTGAAGCCTTTGTCATCCGATGTATCTGACTATGTGTTTCGTAACATGAACCGAGGCCAGATCAGCAAGGTAAACGCCGTACACAATTCAAAGTTTGCCGAAATTGTGTGGTTTTATCCGTCGTCTGAAAGCAACGAAATTGACAGTTATGTGGTGTGGAATTACCGCGAAAACCATTGGACGATTGGCACATTGGGCAGGACCGTGGGAACGGGCCAGGGCGTATTTACATCGCCATTGATGTGCTCATCCGATGGTTATGTGTACGAGCATGAGGCCGGATGGAACTATGACGGCAGCACGCCATACGCCGAATCGGGTCCATATCAGATTGGCGTTGGTGATAATTTGCTTGTGGCGGACCAACTCATTCCTGATGATCTAACGCTTGGCGATGTAACGGCAACCTTTAAGACGCGTCTATACCCTACCGCTACAGAAACAACGCATGGTCCTTATTCGTTGGCTAATCCAACGTCAGTGCGTTTGCAAGGAAGGCAAGTCAAGGTCCGTGTGAACGGTAACAACAACACCGATTGGCGAGTAGGGATCATGCGTTTTAACGCCAAGCAAGGCGGCAAGCGATGAAACTTCCGCGTCCAGGTGTTGAATACAACCAGATTGAAGAGCAATCGTTTCGGCGTGCGTTGGAATTGGCCGATGCTATCAACCGCAAAAAGAACGCTAACATCGAAATGGGTCAGGATGAACTGATCATCATTCGTTCGCCTAATGGCACGCGTTTTTACTTGAGCGTATCTAATCTTGGCGTTCTAACCGCCACAAGTATGTAAGGAATTGCTATGGCGCTGCCTGTATTTGACGATAACTGGTTTCAACAGGGTCCGGCTGAAAAGATTCGTCGGTTTATGGCGGCTGGAACCACGCTTGACGAATTAAGAAGTATTGCAAGTGATTCAGATATTGCTTGGATGCTTACGCCAGTATCTCAAGGTGGCGGCGGATTTGTTGCGGCGCAACCTCCTGCGCCTGAACCTATACCTGAGCCGCCACCAACGCAAGGATTGCTTGATAGCGCTTACTACAATCCGGAGCCATACAATCCTGAGCCTGAGCCGTTGTTGTATTCATACGAACCACCGCCTCCTCCTGTTTACGAACCACCTCCCCAACCTCCTGTTTACGAACCACCTCCACCTGTTTACAGACCACCAGTGCAAGAGCGCCCGCCCGCTACGCCTGCCAGTACAGCAGTTGCCGAAACGCAATCAGCGGCACCAACACGAGCGGCGGCTGCGGCTGCGCCACAATCTGAAATACTTCGTCCGTTTGGCGCTTATAACTGGGATCGTTTTGGATCATTGGCGAGTAAGCAAGCGCTTGTTCAAAACATGCGTAATGACGGTTACAGCGTTCAGCAAATTAGAGATGAAATCGCTAGGATTGAACCTGATAGGTCAGCGCTGACAGAAAGCAATTTTGAACTTCTTGGATTGGCGGCACCTGTTGTGGCGCAAACTGACGTTACAACGCAAACTGGTTTGCTTGATACGTCGTTGCAAACAGGGCTTGATCGAGGGGCAACAGTGAGAACGCAGCAGGATTCAACCGCATCCATTCAGCCAACAACAGTGAGAACGCAGCAAGACTCTACCGCATCCACTCAATCTTCAGCGATTTTGCGCCCATTTGGTCAGTATGAATGGGATCGCACCGCAAGTCTCGCCAATAAGCAGGCATTGGTGCAGCGCATGATCAATGATGGATTTACGCCAACGCAAGTACGCAATGAAATATCGCGCCTTGAGCCTGATAGGTCAGCGCTTACCGAGTCAAACTTTGAGTTGCTTGGATTGGCGGCACCGACAACAACGCAAACAACGCAAACGACAACGCAGCAACAAGTCAAGCCAACGACGCAACAACAATCGCGTGTAGTAAATATTTTTGGCCTTGATTGGGATCGTGATGCAACGCTTGAGCAAAAGCGCGGACTTGTTCAGCAGTTGCTTGCTATGAATTACACGCCAGCGCAAATCAGGGCGGAAATCATTCGGCTTGACCCAACACCCGTTGAGGCAACCTCATTTGAAGCGTTGGGCATACCGATCCCAACAACAAGAAGAAGCACCACTGAACGCACTGGCGGCACACGTCTTGAGTCGGGCGAGATGCAATACAACATTGCACCGATTACCGATTATGAGCAACGCGCAGGCTTGGCGCCCACAGGTTTGCTGAGTTACGGATATGGTCCAGAGCAAGGATTGTTTAGCGATATTGCAACGCGTCCCGAAGTGCGTCAAACGCAAGCGGCAAATCTTGCCGCCATGCAAGCCGCAGCACCAACTGCAAACACTGTGGCGGGTTTGGTAAATCGTGGATTGCTTACCAATCAAGCGCCAACAGCCGGAGCATTGGCGGCAAACCAAGCGTTGATGAATCAAGTGCGCAACGTGTCTACCCAAACACCGCTGGATAAAGCCGCGTTTTACAATCAGTTGCGCGGTCAGGGTTACAGCGATCAGCAAATTCAAAACCTTGTTGGCGCGTCCATTGGTTATCAAACGCCGCAGGATTTCAACTATCTCCGCCAACTCGGTCAAACCGTGCAAATGGCACCTCAACTTCAGCAGCGAACCCCTGAAGGCAAAGCGTCTTACTTCAATGATTTGCTCAATAGCGGACTGAATTACGATCAGGCATTGAGCGTTATCAATACGGGTGTTGGGCAACAAACCAATCAAGACTTGCTAGAACTTGCAAGGCTTGCATCAGCGCAACGCGCACAACCTATGGCAATGCTAGGCACTGCGCCTGGCGCATTTAGCCAAGGCTTGCTGGCCGGAGGATTTCCTTCAGTAGCGGGCCAAACATTACTTGGATTTGGCGCAACGTGAATGACCTAGACCATTGGGATCGATGCTCGCCATACCTCGAAGCGGCGTTGCGCTTTAGCCATGGAACGCATACCATTGAAGACATTCGCAAAGCGGTTATTGACAAGGCAATGCAATTCTGGCCTGGTCAGCAATCAGCAGTCATTACTGAAGTCCACGTTTACCCGCAAAAGAAAACGCTTCATTACTTTCTAGCTGGCGGCAAACTGGAAGAACTCTCAGCCATGCGCCCTATTATTGAATCGTGGGCGCGTCATATCCAATGCAACATGATTACATTATCCGGAAGACGAGGTTGGATTCGTTCGTTTTTGGCGGATGAAGATTACAAGGAATGTTGGACGGTTATGTCCAAGGAGTTATCACTATGAGCAAAAGCGCAGGCGGCGGAACAACTACCACAAGGATTGAGCCAGATCCAGAGTTTAAGACGGCAGCGCTCGATGTATATGGCAGAGCGCAGCAAATTGCCGATCAGCCTTATACGCCATATCAAGGCGCACGTATAGCAGCACCAACTCAAGCCACGCTCACTGGTTTGCAGCGTCTTGCGCAGGTTGAGCCAACTGCCGCCACAACGCTTGGCTTACAGCAATTAGCGCAAGCCGGGCAAGTTGGTCCTGGAACTGCAACGGTTGATTACGCAACGTCGTTGGCGATGCAACCAACGGGCATTGCGCAAAATATTGGTCAGTTTGTGAATCCATTCCAAACGCAAGTGATCAACACGGCGTTGCAAAACATTGAGATGCAACGCCAACAACAACAACTTGGCAATCAAGCCGCCGCCACTCGCGCCCGCGCCTTTGGCGGATCGCGCCAGGGCGTGCAAGAAGCGCTGACGAATCAGGCAGCACTCATGGCCGCAGGCCAAACGGCTGGCAGTTTAGCTTATCAAGGGTTTGGTCAGGCGGCGCAACTTGCGCAGCAAGACGTTGCGGCTCGCCAGGCGCAGGCTGCGCAACTGGCAGGGTTAGGCGCACAGCAACAAGCAATTCGCCAACAACAAGCACAGCAATTGCTTAGTGCTGGTGGTGCTGAAGATGCTTTACGCCAAGCACAAGCGCAACAGCTCATGCAAGTTGGCGGCATTGAGCAAGGCTTGCAACAACAGCAACTTGATTTGGCGTACGAAGACTTTTTACGCCAGCAGCAATATCCGTTGCAGCAACTTGGGGTTCTTCAGGCTGGCCTTGGGCAGTTAAATCTAGGGCAGCAACAAACACAACCTTATTTCACTAACAGAGGTGCTAGCGTTTTAGGTGGTGCATTAGCCGGAAATGCGCTTGCCTCAGCGCTTCAATTCACTGGTCCTTACGGCGCTATTGCTGGCGGACTGCTTGGCCTTTTGAGGTAACACCATGGCAACTTCACTCGGTTTACTTTTTGGCGGTGGCGAAGAAGAGGATGCGCTTGCAAAACTACTTCGTGCGCAAGCCCCCGGTTTAGCGGCGCAGTCTGAGCGCCAGGCGGCACTGCAAGCCGCAGCCGCGTTGCTGCAAGCCGGTGGCCCATCAAGGACTCCAGTAAGTCTGGGGCAGGCGCTCGGTGGGGCGCTGCAAGCCGGACAGCAAGGCTATCAAGCTGCGCAACAGCAGGGGTTGCAGCGATTGATATTGAATCAGCAATTGCAACAAATGCAACAACAACAATTGCGTGAAAAGTCACTACGTGAAGCATTAACAGCGCAACCAACCGAAGCGCAACGGTTTCAGGCTGGCACTGCCGCCATGGGCGCTGAAGGTATGGGTCCAACGGTTACCGCGGCTCGAGCGCAAGAAAAAGCCGTTGCAGCAGCAAGACCTTTTGCAAGCCTTACGCCAGAGCAACGATTGATTGCGTCGCAAATGCCCTATGCAGAAGCAGTCAAGTACATTGGTGAAAATGTTAAGCCTGAAGAGTACGGCACAGGAACCAACACGGGCATGATTGGCGGAAGACCTGTTAGCTATGTGGTTGGCAAGCGTGGCGGCATCAAAGTCCTTGATGTGGCGCCACAGCCTAACGAAGAACAATTAAAACTTGGTAACAAGATTTCTATCCGTGACAAAAATACAAACAAAATTATTGCTAGCTATGACGTGGAAATGTCACCGGCTGAAGTGGCGACAAACTTAAGAGCTATAAGCGCACAAGATTTGAATGAGCGCAAGTTTGCATTTGACCAACGACAAACAGCGCAGCAAAATATTTTTAGAGAACGTGAGCTTGGACTTAGAGGGCGGGAAGTTGATTTGTCAGCATTGCGTGCAGCACAAGGAGACGTTGACCTGGTTACGGATGCCGCCGGAAATATGTTCTATACATCAAAGACCATGACGCAACCAACAAGACAAATTGTTGGGCCAACGGTTGGCGACACAATGGGACAACCATTAAAAGGTAAAGGCCAAAGCATTTCGACCGCGTTAACGGAAGAGTTTGTTAAGAATAAAAATGCAGTTGAAAGCATTGACTTAGCGATAAAGTCAATCACAGACAACCCTAGAGCTATCGGTCCTGTAGTTGGAAACATTCCTCAATCAATTAGAGACCCGCTATCTAAAGACGAAGAGATTGAAGCGCGTGCGCGTGTGGCAAGAATTGGAAGTTTACAGATTAAAGATACATCTGGGGCAACCGTTACTGTTGGCGAATCATCGAGGCTAAAACCGTTTATTCCTTTGCCTACAGATAATCCAGACGCTGCTAAAGTCAAGCTAAGACTTTTGGCTGAAGAAATAAGAAGGATTGAAAAGGAACGTGAATTGCAATATTCGGGGCAAGGTCTTAAGTATCCATCATTATCAGACTCTGTCCCCATACCAGGCGCACCAAGTATTATGAACCAGTACGGTCTCACGCCAAGGAGATAAGCAATGACGAACCTTGAGCGGATTTCCGCCAACATGCGTAAGATGTTTGAGCAAGGTGCTCCACAAACAGATATGGAGGCTTACTTGCGCTTAGAAGGTTATACGCCATCGCGTTATCTTGGCGCTATGGCGAGGCAACGTCGAGGTGTTGGCGAGGTTGAGGCAGGCGCATTTCGCACCTTCATGCAAGGCTTAACGTTTGGCTTTTCCGATGAGATTGAAGCCGCGGTTAAAGCGGCGTTTACGAAAGGCTCATACCAGGACAACGTTGAAGCAGTACGAGAGGGTATTAAAGAATACCAAAGGCGCAGTCCGGTAGCCGCGGCAAGTAGTGAACTAGCCGGTGCTTTATTGCCTGCCGCTGTAACGATGGGCGCTGCTGTGCCAGCCGTTGCCGCACGCGCCCCCCAACTTGCCGGGGCAGTAACCCGAGGCGCACAGGCCGTTTCAAGCGCATTGCCAACTGCGTTACAAGGCACAAACATTGGCGCACAAGTTGGCCGCGGTGCGCTGATGGGTGCTGCCGGTGGCGCATTGGGTGGTGCAGGGCAAGCCGAAGGCGGTGCTGTAAATACGTTGCAAGGTGCAGCCATAGGCGCTGGTCTTGGCGCTGGAATTGGTGCCGCCATACCACCGGCTATGGGAATTGCAGGTTATGGCGTTAACAAGGCGCGTGACGTATTAGGAAGAAGCGGTACCGCAGCGCAACAAAAAGCTGCGCAGCTAATTATTCAAGGCATGGAGCGTGATCAGTTAACGCCAGCAGAGTTACAGCGCCGACTGATGCAGGCCACGCCAGGTAAGCAGACAACACTTGCTGATATTGGCGGCGAATCACTGCTATCGCGTGCCGCTGGCGCTGTCAATACACCAGGTGCCGCCAAAGGTCCGAGAGGAGAATTCCTCCAAGAACGTGTCCGCACTCAGTCAGATCGTGTTATTGCTGACTTGGCGGCTGCCGCGCAAGAACGTTTACAGAATACAAACATGTTATTGCGTGATTTAACGGAGCAGCAAAAAAGCAAAGCAGCGCCACTTTATGCGGCAGCGTATGACACGCCTGTTGGTATATTGAATGACAAAGAATTATTGGCTTATTTGGATAGACCGGCATTCAAAAAAGCCTATGCTCGAGCAGTTAGTATGGCCGCCAATGAAGGCGAATCATTGCCGCAGATTTATCGTTTCAAGACTGACGGGAATGGCAGACCTATTTATGACGAGGATGGATTACCCGTTTATGGCGATCTAGAGGATCTACCTAATGTCAAGATACTCGATTGGGTTAAACGGGGTCTTGATGATGTGATTAACGCCAAGCAAACCAAAGAAGGGTTTGCTTCAACAGAGGCCAGGATTATCCGAAACGCGAAAAACGATTTTCTTGAACGTTTGGATACGCTGGTGCCAAAGTACAAAGAAGCTCGAGCTGCGTTTGCTGGTGACGCGGCGCTTAAAGATGCTATTGATCAGGGTAGAAAAGTATTTAGCATGCCTGAAAACGATTGGCGCGAAGTGGCGGCAGACTTTAACAAACTTACCGACATGGAACGGAATATGTTCCGGGCCGGTGTGGTGGATGCCGCCAAAATACAAGCAGATCGTATTACCCGTGAATTTGGAACGGCTCGAGATGTAACACGTTTGTTTGATAACACGCAAACGCTTGGCCGCTTGCGCGCAGCGTTTCCTGATAATCAATCATTTGACACGTTCCGCAATCAACTTGGCGAAGAAGCGCGATTCACTGAAGTGCGCAACAGAATTCTGGCCGGATCGCGCACAGCGCCGCTGGCCGCGGAAATGGCCGAACAAGCAGGTCCAACGGGCGCAGCAGTTGGATCAGCCATTATCCAAGGAAACTTGCAACCCATTGCGTCACAGTTGCTTGGACAGGCTATGCAACGCGGCGCAGGAAACGTTGGCGATGTGGCGGAAATACTTGGACGCGAATTGCTAACGCCACTAACACCACAAAGTCTTGATGCTCTTATGCGGCGATTAGCCACGCAACAAGAGGCCATGGCCCGCGGTGAAGTTGCTCGAGCAACGACACGTCCCATGGTTGGCGGGGCACTCGGCCAGTTGGCTGGGCAAGCCGCCGCGCCAGAGCAACCGTTTAGGCTTGATGTGATGGGCACGGCCGACACCATGACTGACGAAGAGAAACGTCTTGCAGGATTGCTGCAATAGCGTAAAATCTATCCGCTGTCTTCTTTTTCTGTTGTCATTCTCCCCCTGAGATCTTAGCCGCCTACCGTTGGCGGCTTTTTTTTGGCCGTTCATCCGAAATGCTCTAGCCATTTCGTAAACATGGTGCATGATTGCAAACCATGAAAATCATTCTCGGTATTGATCCAGGGTTGAGCGGCGCGATTGCAGCCGTTCAAGGTCAGAAACTTGTAAGCGTCTTTGACATGCCAACGGTTGAACGTAAGGTTGGCAAGTCAGTCAAACGCTTTGTCTCGCCACACGAACTGCATACGGAGTTGGCGGCATTCTTGATTGATCATGATTGCGAGTGCTTCATTGAGCAAGTATCCGCCATGCCAGGGCAAGGTGTAACGTCCATGTTTAACTTTGGACGCTCTCTCGGTAACGTGGAAGGCGTACTGGCGAGCCTGAAGATTCGCTATCACTTTGTGCCGCCACTGACATGGCAACGCGCTGTGCGACTAACAGGTGGCAAGGAAGGCGCACGCGCTTTAGCGATGCAAATGTTTCCCGAAATGAGTTCAGCGTTTAGCCGTGTCAAGGATAACGGGCGGGCGGACGCTGCGCTGATTGCTTTATATGGTTCGATGCAATAGGAGTTAAAACGATGAGCACACAGGAAGTGGAGAACCTGAAGGAGTTGCTGGCGTATACCCGCCAAATCGCAGCCGATTCAGATCGCAAGTTAAGAACCGCCAGGCAATTTATTGGCGAGTTAACCGACGTTGAACGACTTGGCGGTCAAGTGACTGACCAGGTGCGTGGTCAAGCCATGACTGTTTTGCAAAGGATCATGTGATGCTAGTGCAAGTCAATGGTGAAACCGTGGTTGTTGTGGATCGGCCAAAGATTGGATCAGCCTATGAGCCGCCAAAGCCAAACTATTTGGCGGACGATCAGTTGTGGATACAAAGTATCTACACGTTCAAGCGCGTACCGGCTTATGCGATCCGCGACAGGCAAGCCAAGTTGCTTTTGCTTGGTTCGCTTTACTTTGGCGGTGTCTTGATGCTTGGACAGATTGCACGCTACTTGTTGCAGCGATGAAGATGCCTTTTGTCAAAAACTTTTCACTTAACGCTTTATGGCGGGCATTGTCCCGCCAACCAGAAAGGGATCGTAATGGAACAAAAAGTGACGATTGTTGCAACGGGGACTGTTACCAAGGCAGACGCTGTCCATGGCGAGCATCAGGCGGACGACACGTTTGGTTTCGAGGCGATAGCACCGAAAAAAGGTAGAACGCCAAAAGCTAACGTTGAGGTTGGCGAACTCGAAAAGCGTTTGAATGTTGCATTAGAGAACTTGGCGGATTGCGTTGAAACGCTCAAAGGTTTAGAAAGCTATGGACGTTTTAACGATTCTGTTGTTCGCCGCCGCTCACTGGAGTGCTTAAAAAGGATTGGCGCATGGGATTGAAAATCATCGTGTCAACGATCAAGCCCGATAAGGGGTCGTTACACGTTTTGGCGGCAAGCGTTGACGCTTACGCGTCAGAAGTTGACCTTTGCATTGAGAACGGAAAAGGTCCGACATTTGGCGAAGACTATAACCGCGCCATCGAGCGTTTCATGTCCAAAGATGACGATGGCGTAATCATCGCCAACGATGACATTGTGCTTGCTCCTTATTCGTTGCGATTGCTGATGGAGGATGTTGAAGCGTTAAAGAAATTGTGCGGCGCTAAGTTGGGATTGGTTGCGGCTCGATCCGACTATGTGCGCCCATCGCAAAACATTCGCGTACCACGCGATGACAGAGACCAGTTTGTTGGGATGCGATGGAAGAGCGAAGGCGCTATAAAAAAGAATCACGTTGTATCGCCATTGTTTGCATGGCTACCAAGAGCGGCATTCGAGCAAGTCAAATTCCCGCCATTGAATTGGTTTAGTGATGATGTGATGTGCGCTGACTTAGTTGCTTTGGGTTTTAAGCACTGGATCAGCAGAAGCTATATCCACCACGTTGGATCAATGACGATTGGCGTTGACATGAAATCGAACTTACAGAAATCGTTACCGTGGTTACGAGAAAACAGACCTGATTACATCAAACAATGGGGAATCGAATGATACCGATAAGGATTGTGGCGTGTACTCGCCATAACAGAAAGGACTTTACAGGAACGCCGTTAGGCGTAACGATTCAGCGCTTTTCGCATTTGTCGTTCATTGAGGCGCAACTGTTTACGAACAACACCGTAGGACTTTGCCAGCGTTATAACGAAGCCATTGAAGCCGCAAAGAACGATCAGGCGTTGCTTGTGTTTGTGCATGATGACGTTGAGATTGTTGATTGGTATTGGTACATGCGCTTAGGAGCGTCACTCGATGACCATCACCTGGTTGGCTTGGCGGGTAACTGTCAACCATCACCAGGCCAAACATCATGGGCTATTACGGACATGGAGGGCACGTTATCGGATCGCCAATCATGGGCCGGTTGCGTAGCGCGTGGCAACGGTGAGTATTTAACAAGTTGGGATGTGTTTGCATCGCCAAATCGTGAAGTGTCATTGATTGACGGTTTGTTCATGGCGGCTTACTCGAAGACGTTTCATGACAACGATATAAGGTTTGATGAGCAATTCACCTTTCATCACTACGACATGGACATATGCCGCCAATTCACAGAGAAAGGCTTATCAATTTATGTGTCATCCATTTCCGCCATCCATCACAGTCAAGGCTTGATGGGTCCAGCGTGGAAAGAATCAGCGCAACGTTACTTAGATAAATGGCAGGGGCTATGAAAAATACCAATGACAAAGCAGAACTGTATCCAATGCCTATGTATTGGCTGGAAGGCGTGCCGTATTTGCCGCACTACACAAAGGAAGGATATTGGGTCTCACCTGGCGGCATAACGCGCACAAC